GTTGGTTCAACATATCCTTCAAACCAATCATCTAATGTTTCAAACTGATTCATACATTGTGTGTCTTCATCTGAATACTTTTCTAGATTGAAATACGGCGGAGAACTAAATGCGCAATCTATATCTTCTGGTTCAAAGTCTTGTGACGTTTCGCAATATATCTCTGCGTTACTTCCAATGATTTCGTTTAAATATTTTAGATATCTGTATGTTTCTGTATTGGGATCAGTGCCGATATAGTTGTAGTTCATATTACTACTTGTGATACCAAGAAGTCTGCCACCATACCCACAACTATAATCGTATACTCTTCCCCAAATGTCTGGGCATAGATATTCTACAATAGCTTTTGCGTTCTGTGCTTTGAAGTTTGTTACATTCTCGCCAGTAACTAGTTCCAATGCTCTACGCATCGCTGTAGGATATACTAACTTGTTTCCTTCTCTAAATTCAAAGCAAATACGAATAGCACGTTTAAGTTTAGTATCATGGTTGAACCTATCTCTTAACGAATTAGATCCCCTTCCCTTTGGTTCTGCTGTTTGCATGTTGGTAAAGATAAATCTGTTAATAGTTTGACCTGCGTTGTTTCCGAGTCCAAGTCTTCCAGCTTGCACACTGTTACATGACTTGGAACGAAAGGCTCTACAGGCGGATCTGAGTCCTTCTTCTGTATAATAAACGATAGGGACAATCCCACGATTACGGTAGAGATTAAAGATAGTATCAATAGTTCCTTCAGGATCTGCTTCATATGTTTTCTTTGTATGCTTATCAAATTCTTCATACAAGTCTTCATATCCTGTAAATTCATCACTGAAAATATGTTCGGACTTTATGTTCCAGAATTTATATATTTCATCTATCATTCTATCTCGGCCATGATTTATTCATGTTCACCGCCGTTCGCTCGACCACTGTATGCACCAAACACATTTGGCTTGCGCTTTGCTGTTTCGAATGTTGCTACTGTTACTGCAATCGCTCCTAGCAATAGTGCGTGTATAATCATACTAATTACACCTGCCCACATACTACTTACAATAATTGCAAATACAATACACCACATCCATGCAAGTACCTGCATAATCATATGTCGTGTGCTAAAGTCTGGAATGTTACTCAACGGATTAGTTTCATGATCCATTACTACATTCCAACAATTATAAATCCATTCTTTCATTGATATTACCTTTCTAAATATTACCTTACTTGGATAGTGAGCGTCAACATTGTCACGATACTCTATCGCATCGTTTACATCATGAAACTCCTGTGATACCTTACGGTCTCTAAAGTACGCTGTTACTCTATACATTATTAATACCCTTCACATGTTTTCCTGTTGTAATCTAAACTCGCAATACACCTTACCCCATAATACATCATATATTACATATGCTATTATAGCACCAAAGATAGGAACTGTAAAGAAAAAATACATCATAAGGTATGCGTATACTACAGCCGCAGGATAATCATACCATCTAATCATCCGAATATCACCCACAAGATTAAAAATATAACAGCCCAGCCAAAAAAGCCTAGGCCGTTGTTTCCGACTAGTCCTCTACTCCTAGCACAATCATAACAATAGCGATACTTTTTTGGAGTTTGATTACTGCAAAAAAATGCATCGCATGTTTTCTTACTCATTATCTTCCTCCCAATATCTACAATAAAAATGTTCACCACATGCATCAATCTCTGCTTGTGGATAACCTTCGCTCAACAACCAAGGGATGATACTCGATTCTGTAGTATATGCGTGTTCCTCTGGTAACGGTTTAGGAAATCCATACTTCCATCCACTAGGCGGGTCACACATTATTACTTTACTCATATCTACTTAATCCCATAAATTTTCATAGTATTTGCCAAACAACATAAATGCATTTGTAAGGCGTGTTTGTGTTTCATTCATACAAGCCTTACATATTGGATCACCAAAGTTTGAACATTTATCACGGCACATATCGCCGGCATCCATTTCTTTTGACTTGTG